TCCCCATTTATTTCACACTCCCAACAATAAAACTTCTATGCATAGCTTCTTTATAAGCTTGTAATCGGATTGCTCTACGTCTCCAACGTGCATCTCTTATAGTCAGATGGGTAGCGCCTAACTCTTTAATTTTGCGTGTGTAAAACTCGATACGACGTATGTCTTTTGTCATTTAGATGCTCCTTTCACACTTGCTTTGCAAATCAAGATATAACGATCAACTGGCTCAAGATTTAACCATTCAGATGGTTTGATTTTCATTTAGATCACTTCCTTTCTGGTATAATGTTCCTATCAAAAAGATAGGAGGTGCTTAATTTGTTAACTTTTAAAGAATGGTTATTAAAATTTTCAGGAGTTGATTTACCTATTGGCGACATCGCTGCTGACGTTGCTGCTGATGATAATTTTCCAAATACAAAGGATTATCAAAGTATTGTGGATTACTTAAAATCAAACCCTACGTCTGATAGCTTTATGAGAGTTTTTGAGTACAGTTTTAAGATGTTTTACGAAAGTACTCAGAAAAATTTTTAATACTCTTGATACTTCCTACGACCAGTAATTACGTCTGCAAGACCATCTTGACCAATAACATTTCTTTCTTTTAATCTTCGGGATGCTTCGTTCGCTACTGCCGTCAACAGTTCTGAACGTCGTATCTCGATTTCTTCCAATTCGTTCATTCCATTAGCTAATGCATATTCAACTGCTTCTTCAAATGCTTGTTTTAAATTTTCAAATACATTTTTTTCTTCCACAGCTTTTCTCTCCTTCCACACTCATTAACGTTGCTACCGTTTATTTAGCTATAAGTACCATCACTAACCGTCGTTGGCTCGGTTAACAGCTCATTGAGTAATAGTTGTTTTAACTAATGTACTTTTTATAAATGGTCTTGCTTACTGAAATATCTAATTTAAATTCTTCGGATAATCTCATTAAGTCCACAGTGTCATCTAAAATCGGTTGACGATCAATCAACATTTCAGGAGACATAGAATCCTTTTTAACTGACTTCGAATAACCGTATTTAGTCGATACTGCTTTATTAGCAATCGTGTTAGCTTTGATAAAATTAACCCTTTTCGGCTCTTTTAATGATTGTTTCAACTTACTCATTGCTTCACGTTGATGCTCTTTGTCCAGCATTCTGAATATCTGGAATCCTTCTAGTCCTGCGGATTGTCGAAGCTGTTTTAGGACATCAAATACCCAATCTTGAAATGCTTCTGCTTCTTTTTTACGACTTTTAAAAATAAGTCTGTAAATGGATTTTTCGTTCACTACGTTTACGTCTTGTAGGCGACCTAATGAGTCGATGACCTTACTAGTAGTAACCCCATCTTTCGGCAAACCGCTTATTGCTCGTGTAACCTGTTTAAGCCCTAGTGCGTTTGCAATGTCTTTTGCAACTGACCACCATTCTCCATCTATTTCAACGAAACGTATTTTATGACCTAGCCAATTTTCTATCTTCATCCTTATTCACTTCCTTCGAATTCTCTTTTGCTATTATTCTTGGAACGGATGTCTCTAATAAAAATTTCAATAATTTTTTTAAGGCTTCATCAGATGGTTGATTCATAATTGTTCCTTTCTACCTAATGTAATTGTCAATTACGTTAAAATTAAAAAAAATAGACTTTATACGTAAAAAACAATTGCGTAATTATTAATTACGGTTTATAATTAGGTTGTCGAGTTTAATAGTCTTTTAGTACCTCTTTCCACAAGATCTGGCCAAAGTTCTTGTGTGGAAATTTCAAAATAAGCTGCGAATCCAAATACTAAATCTAACCCTGGATCTGAATGACCGTTTTCGATGTTACGAACAGTAGTTTCGGTTATTCCCAGATCAATAGCAACTTTACGTTGAGTGCCTTTTTGTTGACGAGCTGATTTAAAGACACTTCTTACTTTTCTGTCGTTTGTGCAACTCATTTTTATGTAACACCTCCTTACGTAATTGATAATAACATGTAATTGATAATTACGCAAGAGAGATACATATTTTTTTTTAAAATAATCCATGGTGGTGTAATTACATGTTTTATCCAGGTATAAGAATAAAAGAATTAAGATTAAAAAAAGGACTATCCCAAGATGAGTTAGCCGATAAATTAGGCATGAATAGAGTGAATATCTCTCATTACGAACGCGGTAAAATCACAAATATTCCTAGTGATGTTCTATTGAACATAGCAAAGGTTCTTAATACGAATACAGATTATATACTTGGTCGTTCTAATACAGAAGAAGATTATTTGGACGAAGACTTTAGATCTATTCAAAGAGCTGCTAAAAACATGAATCCGAAAGATAGAAAGAAAATGTTGGATATTATGAAATTAACTTTTGAAGAAGCTTTCGAAGACGAAGATGATGAAGATGATTTATAAACCTAATTATAAAAAGGCGGAATTAGCTGCGCATAAGTTATTGCAACTTAATAATATTCAAGAACTACCTGTTAAAGTCAAAAAGCTCTCTAAAAAATTCCCTAATCTTATAATAAAGTCTTATTCTTGGTTTGCGAACAAAAATAAAATGACTATTGAAGAAACGTGTCATTTCGCTAATAGTGAAGATGGATGCTGCTATTATCAAAAATCAACTAATCAATATTTGATTCTTTATAATGACAAAAAACAGAAGCGAAGAATTCGTTGGACTATAGCCCATGAATTAGGACATTTCATGTTAAAGCATAATGAGATTAGTATGCGAAGCGCTTTAGGGAGAAGTTCATTAAGTGAAGGTGAATATGAAGTTTTCGAGAAGGAAGCTAATTGTTTTGCAAGAGAATTACTTGCTCCACCAACAGTAATCATAAAACTTGGGAAAATAAATATTTTTGATATTCAAAATATTTGCGATATGTCCATTGAAGCAGCGTCTAATGTAATTAAATTTTTAAATACTGGAATTGAAAAAGGATATGGATTTACTTTTAACAGAAATATTGCAAAGCTTTTTTCTAATTTTGTTAATAGAACGATTAATAGGCATTATTGTGATAAATGTAATCAAGAATTTTATCATTCTAACCCTAAATTTTGTCCATGTTGCAAAAATGAAAAAATCCATAAAACACTCATCTCTTTTGGAGGTAACGATAGCATGATATATGATGGTTATAAACTAGATGGCATGGGAAGAGCGATTGAATGTCCACAATGTGGAAACGAAGAAGTTATCTTGTACGAAGGTGAACACTGTAATGTTTGTGGCATTATGTTAATTAATAAATGTGCTCCTACACATAGAACAGATGAAACTGGGTGGAATTATAGTCAAGATAGCTGCCACACAATTTTATCTGGTAATGCGAGATATTGCGTTAATTGTGGTAACGAGTCAACATTCTTTCAGCAGGATTTATTAGACGATTGGAGAACTGTACAAAAACAAAAAGAAAAGGAAAAATTACCTTTTTAATTTTATGAGGTGAAAATATGAAAGTAGCAATCTATATTCGCGTTTCTACAGAAGAACAAGCCCAAGAAGGTTATTCAATTAAAGCGCAATTAAACCGTTTAGAAGCATATGCAGAATCACAGGATTGGCAAGTAACAAAAAGATATATTGATGATGGACAAAGTGCTAAAGATATGAATAGAACAAATTTAAAGAAATTGATAAATGATTTGGATAAAGGTGAATTTGATTGCGTTCTTGTTTATCGACTCGATCGCTTAACTCGTTCAGTTCTAGACTTATATACAATGTTGAACATCTTTGAACAACATAATATTAAATTTAAATCTGCTACAGAAGTGTATGACACCACTACTGCAATGGGAAGGTTATTTATTACTCTAGTCGCTGCACTTGCACAATGGGAAAGAGAAAACATGGGTGAACGCATTAGAATGGGTTTAAATCAAAAAGCAAAAGAAGGAAAATGGGCTATAAATGTTGCTCCTTTTGGTTTTGATCGTGATGGAGATTTTTTAAAGGTTAATGAGGAAGAAGCCTCTATTGTTAAAGAGATTTTCCAACTCTATTTAACTGGTCAATATGGAGTTGGAAAACTTGCTAAAATTCTAAATCAAAAAGGTTATCGCACGAAGGCTGGAGCAAATTGGCATTTTAGCCCTTTACACTATTTATTAAAAAATAAAATTTATATTGGTACAATGCGATACAATTATAGAGTAAATAAAGAACAATATTTCGAAATAGAAAATGTTGTTGAACCTTTAATAGAAAAAGATCATTTTTACGAAGCTCAAAAATTGCTAGAATTCAGATCAGTTAACCATCCTCGTAGAGCAACAAGCACACATATTTTTACTTCAGTCATAAGGTGCGCTAGATGTGGGGGATCGATGAACGGAAAACAATCATCGAGTAAAAGAAACGGTAAAAAATATATTTCTTATAGCTACTATTGCGTTAATCAAAGATTTGGTACTTGTGACTCACCACTCATAGCACAAAATTATCTAGAAATTCAATTTTTAAATTTAATAAAAGATTGGAATATTAAAAACGAATTGGCTGATGAAAGTACTAATACAAATATTGAACAACAGAAGATTATCAATAAAAAGGAAAATTTAATACATGAATTAAACGAACTGGAACGCAGACGAGCAAAATGGCAATATGCGTGGGTTAATAATATGTTAACAGACGATGACTTAAAAAAGAGAAATGAAGAAGAAGACAATAAGGAAAAGTCTCTAAAAAAAACCTTAGCCGATTTAAATTTATCCAAAGACAATAATTCTAAAAATGAAATACTATCAAAAGCGTTGCTTGATCTACAACATAACTGGAGTGAACTTGAAATATATGAAAAGAAAAAGTTTGTTCAATTAGTTGTTAAAAAAATGAGTGTAAATAAAGCCTTTAAAAAAATGAGCCCTGAATCCGTAGAAATAACAAACATTGAATTTTTTTAACTATTCATGTGCCTATCGTACTTACCAAATGTTTAGATAGGTTGATAGGCACATAATTTTCTTGCTTAATTTCATACCCATTCTTCTTCAACTCATCTAATATCCTCTTTCGTAATAATCTTATGCTGCAATCCAACCTCACTACATAACTTCTTTAATAGTTCTCTTCTGTGTTCTGTCGTTGTATAAAATACAAGGATAGGCTGCTGCTTAAATTGTTCTTCAATCGCTGGTGCAAGTAATTTATATTGGGATATTTTCTTTTTATTTTCTGACATGGATTGTGTGCGGTCGACCTCTAAAAAGTGGAATGTATTGTGGAGGGTAAAAGTTGCGTCTGGTATGATGGATGATTCTTTGTAGGATAGTCCGTTTTTATATTTGAAGTTTATTTTCTGTTCAATTCGCCAATCGCCGGGACAATTAAAATATAAATACATGTCATTTCGCAACAAGTGGTGATCTACAGTTAAAGACCATTTCACTTCAGTTTCTACTCCTATAATCTCCCTTCCTAGGTTGCTTAAATAGTACACATTACGTCCATTGTGTGTTCTGATACTTAGATACTCTTTCATTTGATTAAGCACTTTAAGAGCATTTCTATCGCTTCCTAATTCATGCAACTGCTGCAACTGCTCACGAGTAGCAAACTTAAAATTATTCAAACTTAACAAGATCTTCTCTTGTCGTTGTTTCTTCCGTTCTATGCTCGACAACGTCATTTGGTTTCACCTCAATTACTTGTGCTTCTTGATATTTTTCTAATCTACTCCACATCTCTTCATGGCTTATGAACGGCGCTTGTAATTCCCTCATTTCGTGAGTTTTAAAGATAGCCCTTCCCTTTATATTCGATGGCAATTCTTCTGCTCCTACGTCATCTATGGCAACCTTAGAAGCATATCCGCTTGGTAAACGAAATGATATCTTAGCATCTGCATTTTGCTTTATCTGTCTAGGTAAAGTATCTGATGTTGGGTATTGTGTTGCGTAAATCAATCTATAACCTAGAGCGCCTGCTACCCTTGCTATTTCGCTTAATACTCCTTGGCAATAGTTGAGCAGCTGTCGTTCTTCTTTACTATGAAATTTATCTGGTGCAAGTTGTGCTGCTTCATCCACAATTACAAATCGTCTCTTTTTTATATGTGTATCGACTACGTTCGAATAGTTATTTTCCCGAAAGTATTTATAGTCATTAGCAAACATCGATTGTAGTTTTTGTAATAGCTCTGTAGCTTCGTATATGTCGCATGCTACGTCTTTAACTTGTTCGATTGACTTATACCTACTGAACTCTAAACCTCCCTTTAAATCGATGATAAAGAACTCTACATTGCTTTTATGATGCTCAATTAAATACGTCATGACCATGCGAAGAAATACAGTCTTACCAAATCTCGTTGTACCTGCTGCTGTCATATGCGGTGTGTGGTCAAAATTATGCCATATTAAACCCCTTAAACTGACACCTAAAGGTACAACCCAACCTTTCCTACTCGGAAGGTATTTGTATTCGTAAATTGTGGGTATTTCTTTGTTAAAAACATGAACGTTAAGAAACTTCTTAAACTCGATTTCCACCGGCTTTTTTAATCCATCTGTAAATAGCTTTATTTCCTCTTCGATTTTCTTCATCTTGCTAGCTGGCAATCCAAGTGGAACAGAATATAAATAGGTCATTCCAATCACTTCTTGGCCGTCCACAATATTCTGCTTCGCTTTAAATTTTGGTAGCTTTAATTCCCCTTCTTTATTTCTGATTCCGTACCCAATATTCTTCATGATTTTTCCTATTTTCTTTTTATCATTTTCGGCAGCCCTTGGTATTAGAGCAGAAGCGAGAATAGCGAGGGGAAATGCGAGCAATTCGAGCATTTCGTTTCACTCCTTCGGTACTATTTTGTACAAGCAATAAACTATAAAAATACTATAATCAGAACGATCCATAAAACTATCACATTAGAACCCGATTAATAGTCTACGAAATAGTGGATTCTTAAATATTGCCCATCCTAGCGCTAACAGAACCCCACATACGCCAACTATCCGAACGAGCGATTCATTGATCTCCACTCCCATTTTTTCTAAGACAACTAATGTTAACAATACGGCTCCCGTCGATAGAAAAAATGTATAACCTCCATCCAGCCATGTATTAACTGGAAAACTCGGATAAACACTACCTGCTATAAAACTTTTAAACTCTATCACTTCGTACATCGGTACCACTCCTTATCTGGTTGATAGTCTATTCTTATGCACTAGATTTTCAATATTGCCTGTATATCACAAATTTATTTGGATAGATACAAAATTATTTGTTAAAGGAATTGTTTATGTATTGTGGAATAATATAGTAGGTGATAATATGAAAAAATTGAAGAGTAACATAGGTTGGATGACAGATCGTTCTGAGTATGATAGAGAATTTCTTAAAAAAAGATATCAAGTTTCAGCTAATACAATCAGTAATTGGTGTACTGGTAAAACATACCCTAACCCTCCAATTTTGTGGGATTTAGCTGAATTATTAGATGTAAAGGTGGAAGAATTATATACAATTAAGGAGGACTAAGAATGGAAGGTCAGAATGTAATATTATGTCCGTTGTGTGCAGGGAACAAAGTAAAAACTGAAAATACGGGGAAAATACTTTTAAGGTTAGCAATCATTTTTTCTATTTCTATAGTTTTAATACCTTTTGGATTATTATTATTTTGTATATGGTTTACAAAAAAATATATAAGTAAAAATGCAGTATTAGCTTTCTGTGCTGATTGTAGACACAGATGGAATATTTCAGAAGAAAAGTTTAATGAGCATCAATCGGTAGTAAAAAACAATGAAAAACTGCAAG